GTTCGATTTAGTATGGCTTATTCCACTCTTTCCGCTATGTCGGGCTTCGTCCAGATGGCCACGTCATCACCAGATGCTATCACAAAGATCCTCTTATCCTCCCATGGGGTGTGAGAGATGCCCTCAGCAACCAAATAGTAATAAACATACAAAATTGATCGCAAGGTATTTCCCAACGTCGTCTTTGTTGACAGACCGGAGAAGGTGGTGCCTCTGACATCGAAATAGATATAGTCCTGCTCAGGGTTGGCACAGTCGCGAATGCTAAGAATGTGCTTATGAAATTCCTTCTTGATATGGGGCGGCCATTTAGGAGCATTCACGCCAGGAAAGTGTAGGAAGACAACATTGTCTCCTTTAAGAAGAGCTTTCATCATGTCCTGATGCATCTAGTCTACACTTTTGGTAGGGGTCATTGCTAATGACTCAATGTTATAGACCAAAATCCTCCTAATCGAATCTGACATCAAGCTCCAGAATTTATCGTCAACGCATTCCATTAATTGTCGGAATTGGGAACTGTCGAAAGATTTGCCATCTAAGGAAATTGCTTTCCAGTCTGACTAAATCTTTGAACGAATCTTATCCAACAACTATTGCGTTGTGAGAGAATGAATAAATCCTGGTACATGTTTCTTCAACCACTTGAAGAATGGCTGTTGAATTGCCTGCATCGGCCCAAAACCATCTTTTGGGGGCTTCATAATGCATCGAGTACGAGATTTCTGATCTATTAGAAAGCCGTTGACTTCTACCATGGTGTCGGTATAATACACCTCTCCTGACTTGGGCATCATCAAAAATGAGCCGAGATAATCCGTATAGCCCTGATCATAAAGCATTCTGATGAGATTTTTCTCATAAAGATTCTTCTTAGAGTCGGAGAAAGACTCTTGCCCTCTTGGATAGTCGAGTACGCTATACTTATAATCAATTGGATCCTCTTCTAACCTTCATCCAAGGTGCCCGAAGAAGCGATCCGTCATAAGATGGAATGCCCGAATGTCTGCATCGGCTGGGCTTTGATGGGAGCTCATTTGTCTCATCCATCCTATTAACTAGTTCTACACGCCATGATGCGACCAGCAAAATTCCACCGTGGGATTCCCTGTAATTGATGATATGATCTCTGAGCCAGATCTAGATATAAACTTCCCTTTGACACTAAGGCGAGCCGGAATTATAGAGTTCTTTTGTATCACGTAAGGCTCGGTCAACTTATTGACATAGTCGACGACGGCTCTCGTCTGGGCTTCATATTCATCGATGTCTGTGACTACACAGGGATTCCTGTCGAATAGATCGTCGAAGTTAGCGGTTTTGTGCTTATAGTAGTTCTTGTTCTCTATCACATTTCCGCCATTTGGGAGGTCTCTGTCTTTGATCCCTAATCTGGTTTATCGTTCAGGCTTCTACCTTAGGGACTCATACGTG